TTGCGTTAATTAAATTAATTATTCCAATTAAACATTTGTGATAGCAACAACACCAATACGCAAACCGTTATGCTCCATTTTACTTTACCAACCCACTATTGTATAATTTAGCAGTTTTAGCAACGCAGCCAACTAAACCTAACACACTCGCTGACGTAGCGCACTCTTTTGATCTTTTAATAGCTTCTTTTCTTCTGCTTTTATCAGGATAGTTAATTCTAACTTTCACAATTAATTCTATTGTTTCTTCCATTTTATGTATTTATTTTAGTTAATAATTTCGTTAATCCTGCTCACGCAAACCGTTAGCACTTCAAAAATTCATGAGTTAACTCCATTGCCTCGCTTGGGTGAGTCATTTCTAATTTACTTATCCGCTCCAATAAGTTAGACTTTGATTTACTTTCAACATGCCATTTATCGGCAAGTAACTCACTTTTGATTTGTTTGGATATTTCGGTTAAAGCAAACAAAACATTGTTATCATAACTATTCATGTTATTTGCTATTGTGGTACTGATTAGGTTATGTTTCCGGGCTAATTCTATTAATCTTAATTCAGTCATTTTGTTTTTTTAAATACTTATTCAACTTAATCCTTGAAGCCTTACCAATTGAGTAACTAAAGTGTGTGGCTACTTTCTTACTTTCAATTTTTTTACGCTCAAAACGAACGCCAATCTCTTTTTCAATCTCACCAATCCGAGTGGGTAGCTTTGTTGTTATGCGACTTACCGCTGCCGTGTACGTTGTTAGTGACTTGCCTTGCAAGAACAAACTAACTATTTTTTGTTTTTGTGTCATTATTTTTTACAATAAGTTAAGTTCTTTGAATTTTAAATAAACAATTCTTTTATCTTCATGGCTGAATTTTCTTTTATCGAACCACGAATTAATCATTTGCCTTTCTTTGTTTTTTTCATGTTTTTCTAAGATTTCAGGCGTTTCAAGATACCACTCTACAAATGAACCCCCATAAGCCTGATAACCAAAATCCCCAAACCAATCCCTCTTTGATGCGTTAATCAATCTTACACCATTGGACAATATAGCCTGTGTTTTTGTAAGTCTTTCAACTGTACTAAATTTGTAGGTAATTTCATCTGACCAGCGGTGATTGTGTTTGCTGTATAACTTATCACCAACTTTTAAAAATTTGTTTAATTCTTGCTCGCTCATTTCTGTAATTGTTTTAGTTTATCATAATCAAAATACTTCAAGTAATTCGACATCATAAAGTGGCAATTAGTAACACCTAACTTTGAGTAGTCTAATCTCAAAGCATTATCAATTGCCTTACCTGCTGCAATTGCTTTGTGTAAGTCTTTATGATTTGAATAATATTTAATTGCTAGTTGTTGGTACATTTTAGGTCGGAAAATACTGTTGCTACTACTGTTCTCTTTACTCCGTACTCTTTTTTAGTAAATCCTACTGCTTGTTTTTCAAAATTGAAACCATAAGATTTTCCAGTTTTCCAAATTGTAGCAAAAGTTAAATTATTTGCTGTCATTACTTTCTTTGCGTCTGTGATTGCTTCGTTTAAAGTTGTCATTTTATTTGTTTTGATGGTGTAAAATTACAAACTCTTTTTTAATTTTCAAAATAAATTTAAAACATTTAACACTTATTTTTGCTAACTGTTTGATTATCAACAAGAATAATTTTAAAAAAAATCTTTGTTAGGTTCTAAACTTTGCATCTTATTCTGTTCATCAACTAGTGAGTAGAACTCCGTATATTGACCAACAAAGCCTAACAACTCCGTACCTATTCCAACGTGTCTATTTTTTGCATTGATAACAAAACACTTATTCGTCACATCAATGTTTTGCCCGTTAACCTCCCATTCATTCACTCCGTAATACATAGGGCGAAACAAGAAGTAGATGCTGTCTGCATCCTGTTCCAAGTCACCACTATTCCTTAAATCACTTAAACGTGGCAAACGTTCGTTTATAGGTCGTTTCTCAATATCTCGACTTAATTGACTTAAACAAATAATCGGTATATTCAAATCCTTTGCTAATCCCTTTAATCGGTTGCTTATGTAGCCTGTTTGGTTTGTTTTGTCATTACCATACTTACCCGTGTTAATCAAGCCAATGTAATCAACAAACAAAATTTGAATCCCAAAATTACGTTTCATTTGTTTTGCCCTTGCACATAGCACATCAATATCAATGGAGCTAGTTGAATCAATCCAAAACGGTTTATCTTTTAACCGCAACAAGGTCCCATTAACATTACTAAACTCCAATCGATTAATAGTTCCTTTCCTTAATGCCTCGCTGTTAATTTGGTTTTCGCTGCTAACAATCCTGTTAAGTATCTGCATTGAACTCATTTCTAAACTAAACATTCCCGTTTTGATTCCATCCCTAAAACAAATGTTACGAATAGAACTAATGATGTAAGCAGTCTTACCCATACCCGGACGACCTGCAATTAAAATAAAATCAGACTTACCATACATCCCGTACTTATCCATTTCAGTAAAACCGGTGCTAATAGCCACCTCACCTTTGCCGTCCATTAAGTCGCTGAGGTCGGTCAGGTATTTATCCCCTAAACTTTCAATTGTTTCAAATGTATTAGAGGTACTCACTTCGTTAACTAAGTCTTGCAAGTCGGTTATTAACTTGGCTTGTACGCCTAAAGGGTCTGAGTTGGGCTCACTCATTGAATGAAAGGCATTCATTAACTTATTACTAATTGAAGTCTTTAAGTAGTTTTCAATCAAATAACGGGCGTGACTGTAGATGTTAGCCGAACTTGCAACCCTTTGAGTTAACGAACTGATGTAAAAAGCACCCCCTACTAAATCAAGTTGTTTCTTTTCCCTTAACTTCTGAACTATTGTAATAAGGTCGATACTTTTATTTTCTTTATCTAAATCGATTAAGGAGGCGAATACAAGCCTGTTTGGTTCGTGGGTGAAGCATTTATAGTTTAAATCATTTTTAACAACGTCTAGGGCATTATTACCTTCTAGTATAATTGCACCTAAAACAATCTCTTCGATTTCGGTTATATTGTTATTCATGCTTTACCTAGTTTAATTGTTGGTGTTAGTGTTGTTTGTTGGGATTGTTTTTCTTTAATGTAAGGTAATGTGTTTAATAGTTTTGGTCTCCATTTCTTAATTTCTTTATCATTACCGTCTTTCCAATCATTCACCACCCAGCTATCATATTTTAACTTTAAAGAATCCAAACATACATTTTGTTTATTCTCAATAGCATATTGTTTAAATTCCTCAAAAGTGGGTATTACTTTACTTTCTTTTACTTTACTTTCTTTTACTTTACTTTGTTGAACGGTCGTTGAACGGTCGTTGAACGGTTGCTGGCTTAATTGTTTTCTTTTTTCCGCCGAAGCCTTGCCAGCATTGACTCTTTGGGCTTTCATTTTTAAATACGGTTGCATAAATTCTACTAGCTTTAAACTAAAGAAATTATTGTTTTCGTCAACTTCAAACAGTCCGTAATTACAAATAACAACCCTAACTTTTTGCTCACTTGTTCCAAACTCATAGGCTAATAAATCAATTTCAGATAGTGGGTATTTAAAATCGGTCTGCTCTCTAAGCACTTCTAAAACCATAAAGTAAATACCGTAACCTTCAACACCTAATTCTTTTGTAACCCTCTTAATTTTTCTATCATGTCTTGCATTGCAGAAATGAGGGAAATAATATGCATCTTTCATATTATTTAAGTTTTTCTAATTCAATCGCTAAGTCAATATACAATCCGTATTCCTTTATTTGATTTTCAGAATACGAGTTATCAATACCAATCTGACGTAAATTATCCTTCCAATAACTTAAAGAGAAGCTTTTGCAGCCTATTTGTAAAAAACCCTTAGCGCACACGTTAACAAAGTGTTTAGAGCCTTGTATTTGTAAAGGAGATGAGTTCCAAGCATCTCCGTACACCCTAGCATCTCCGTACACCCTAGCATCTCCGGACACCCAAGCATTTCCGTACACCCAAGCATTTCCGTACACCTCAGCATTTCCGTACACCTCAGCATTTCCGTACACCCTAGCATCTCCGTACACCCTAGCATTTCCGGACACCTCAGCATTTCCGTACACCCAAGCATTTCCGGATAGATTGTCTTCTTTTTCAATCCATCCGCCCTTTTCCCCAGCATTTCCCCATTTACATGTAATGGTTAATTCGATTCTAAACAGCGTAACTCCACTAATGTTAACTTTTTTTTCTGATGTTAATTTCCAATTTTTCATATTTTTTTCTAAATTAAAAAACCCCTAAAGATTCGGCTTTGATTACTAATCAAGTAAGGGCTCAACTCCTTACACCGAATCATTAGAGGTCTAATGTTTTAACGATGAGCTATTTTCTAAATCGGTTAGTGACTCCGATTCGCAAATATAATAATTATTTTTTAATGATTTAAATTTTATTCTAAAGATTCTTTAGTTGTATAAATAAAAGAAAGGCATTTTAGTATTTTTTCATAAGGCACAAAATCTCTTATTCCTGAATGAACTATTTTAAAATCTGGAATAGATATAATTACAACATTATCGCAATTTTCAGCCATTCTATAAGCAGTTAATTGTAATTTATTTTCAAAGTAAACATATTTTTGATTGCTTTTAAAATCACCTATAAAAACTTTACCATCATGCATAAATTTAATATCTAAACGACCCTGAAACCAATCTGTTTCGATTTTTTTTTCAACCTCTAGAATTTCCTTATTCTTAAAAAACTCATTAAAATTTATCTCTAAATTTTTATCTTCAAATGGAGTTTTATATAATATAAAATCTTCTATTTGTTTATGTAGATTAGTTCCAGATTCAGTTGATTTTTTCCTATAATCATCTAACTTAATACCTTGTAAACCTATTTTGTTAGCCCAACTCAAAAGGGCTGGTTTATCTAATAATCCTATTATTTTAGTTACTGATGGCTTATTACTCATTAGTCTATATTTTCTGTTTCGTTATACAATTCAGCCTCCCATGCCCGACTAAAATCCTTGTCAGAAAACAACTCTGATATCCCACCTATCTGACACAACCTCAAAACTTCATCAGCATCCATGCCTAAGTTTTTGGCTATCTTTTCGTCACTCCAGTTACGTTTTTTAAGGTCTAAAACCATATCACTCATGGCTTGAATTTTATGCTTACCCCTCGCTCTATTATGCCTAACGGTTGAAGCCATCCTATCGTTTAAATCTCTTCTATCTTCATTAATAGTTACAACTGGCAAATAACCATGAACACGACTTTGAATATCAACACATTCTTTACCAACTCTGTTTCTATGGAATCCATCAATCACTTCTCTTGTTTTTCCATTTTCATCAAGCATTGAAACAATAGGCTGAGTGTAACCATCTGCACTAATTGATAATCTTAATAATTCCATTTCCGGAGGAGCTACACTGTTCGGATTGTATTCATTAGCATGAACAGTGTTGTTTTTAACCCACAAAACACAATCAACAGGCTCTGTTTTAAATGGGCTTATTTCATGTAATGCTAACTTAATGTCATTAATAACATCAACTTTTTCGTCTAATTGCAAAGAATCTAATTCTTTAATCAATTGAATGATTTGATTTTTCATAATTTAAATTTTTGTTCTTCTCTTTGTTGTTTTTTTAGTTTAAGGTATTTTTCGTATGCTTCTGTTTTATGTTGAGTAAAACCCAATCCTTTACACCACCAATCATTTCTTAATAAACTTTTACATATCCTTCTCCAGCTAGGAGCTAATTTTTGACTCTCTAATAAACTAGGCGCTTGGTCTGGTATTTGATTCTCATAACCCCTTTCTTCCCACCATTTTATAAAAGTAAATATTTTATTTTTATAGTGTTCAGATGTTTTTTCTGGTAAAGTGTTTAGTATTAATTCCGAAAAAGATTTCCACGTGTGGTTTTCTGGCTTAGTTATTTTACCATATCCGTTTATATTCCCAGTATCCTGAACGTATAAAGCCCCACTATTAGCCCCATTAACCCTTGCAACTACCTTTGCCCATGTTTCAGGCTCAATTAAATGGAATAACCACAAACCCCTTCTTTGGTCATCACCATAAGGTTGGCAAATGCGCTGTAAGTGAATAGATAAGCCGGCTTTATGCATAATGTCATATAATTGATTATGTCTTTTTTCTTTAAATTTACCATGATAAACCCATATGTCTTCAGTTGACCAGTCATAAATAGGATAAACATTAAAAACATTTTCTGTTACTTTGGTTGTATACTGTTTATCTTTATAAGTTATTTTAGATGTATTAGCAATAGTTCTAAATCTATTTAAGCTTTCATCTGCTCTAATACCAACTAAGCAAGCCGTTGTCTCACCTTTAGAATACCACTCTCCAAACTCAGGAACAAACTCTTCAAACTCCATACCGCTTCGAAAAAACGGAAAATAATTTATATCAGTTATAGCGTTTTTAGGCTGTTCCCTAATCCAATTACTTTTTCTTTCATTATCCCAGCATAACCAAAAAGGCTCAAAAACAGACACTGCATTTCTTAAATGTATAGGTAAACAAACCCAATATAAATCAATATGCTCCCTATACTGCTCTACGCATTTAGTCATGTGTTCTATTGTTAATTTATACTGCCCTTCCAAATCAACTATCAATAATCCTATTTCCTTTTTTCTTTTAATAGCCTCCTCCATTACCATATGAAGCATAACCGTGCTATCTTTACCCCCAGAAAATGATAAATATATTTTATCAAAATTATCAAAAGTCCATTCAATTCTTTGCTTGGCAGCCTCGTAAACATTTAAGTCTAATTTAATTTTCGGCATAATTTACCTCCCATTTTTTTATTATTAATTTTGCTATTTCATCAGCTTTATCTCTATATGTTTTATCAACTTTATTCCAGTACTCCATTGTTATTATTGATGGTATTGATTTATACAAACAACAAGCCGCTTGACCTAAATAAGCTGTTCTATTTAACGACACATTAGTTAAATTGTGCTCGCATGAATATTTCCACTCTTGAACAACTTTACTCATATAAACATACGTTAACTCAGGATTGCTAAATAGTTCAATAACACAATTACCTAATTCGTTTTTATTTCTTCCAGAAATATTATCATAAAACCCAGCTTTATAATCTTCCCAAAGCCAATAAGGATGATATATTCTTTTCATAAATTAAACTATTTTTTAAATTCCTAAATCATCTCTAAAATCTTGTTCAAACCTAGCAAGTTGATTAGACTGCTTAAGCAATTCATAAACACTCACTCCATGCCATGTAATATCATGAATAATCACGTCACGTTCATCACCGGGATAATCGTCACTACTTGGAACGAATGCCGTAATTTCGTAATGTACGTCGAAATTAGATTCAAACGGAAATGGAAAACCTTTTCTCTCTCTTATTGCCATTTTATTTTCTTTTGATTTTAATTAAATGCTTATGTAACTTATCCACCTTCTTAACCATGTCAGCCCTAACCTTGCCGGATAAGATTCTGTTAAGTGTGTAACGACTTACCTTTAATTCTTTCATCATGTAGGGTAGTTCACCATATTCAATTAGACCCTCCCACTTACTGTGCCATTGTTCTTTATTCATTTTATGTTTGTTTTAATTATTCTTTAATCCCATCATTGTAATGACCTAGATATAATGCTCCATAATGCTTATACTTATCATCATCATAAGCAAGCATTATATCCAAACCGTCGGTTGTATAATCTTTAACAATTAAATCAACGTGTTTCCATGTTTGTGGTGGGCTAGGGTCGTCACCCAAACTAACATCGCTAGACAAAAACTTAATAAACTCAATCGGTTTTAATTTTTTTTCTTCTTCGACTTTATCCTGTGGGTTCTTTAAACCTAAATAGGTTCTTACTATTTCACAGGCTTCTGTAAATTGTTCATCTGTTATTTCCATGTTTGCAAAAATAACTATAATTTTTAAACAAAATTAAAAAGAATGTAAAATAAATTTTAAGTGTTTGAAAATCAAACAAATAAATTTTAATATCAAATAAATTTTAATTAAATTTGTAAGCATTAATATAAATGTGTATAGTGCAAATTAACCTCGAATATGAGCGGAACTACCGTCAGTTCGTTTATTTTGCAAAATATATGAATAGCCCAAACCCTACCGACTTGGTGAATGATGTGTACATACACTTAAGTGAATTAGAACCTAATCGATTGGCTAACTACCTTAGTAGATATACCGCCAAAGATTTTATAATAAATACAATCAAATTGTTTTATTATCGGGAACGTGCTGCTTTAAAAAGAGACTTAAAGCTATTCACTTCTGATTCTTTAAATGATTCGTTTGAAGATGAAGTAAGTGAGTTGTTTGATTTTGAAAAGTTGGATAAAATAATAAGAGAAATGCCGGAGCAAGATGCTAGGGTAATTAATGCGATTAAAGATAAAACACCGATTACAAATGTTTTAAACATGAATAAAGATAAGGCGGTTCTTTTTAAGAAAGTAATTATAAGTGAGGTTAAACGAAAATACTTTAACAATGACTAAAATAGAATACAACCACTACCTAGCATACAAAGATGCTATTAACTTGTATATCGAGATGCAAATGGTTTTAGAACCCAACAGCGCATTAATGATTCCTATTCTTAACTATTGCAACCAACAAGGTAACATCATTGATTCTAAATGTCCAAGTTGTTTAACTGATGCCTTAATATATTTTAGATATGCAGCCAAAAAGTACACCGAAACCGCCGCCGAAAGACCACAGGAAACCACTATCGCCAAGTACAAGAAGAAGAAAGAGATTAAAAAAAGGTCAAACCCATTCACGGGGTCGGTTGGTTAGTTTCTTTAAAATAATAGTTACAATTGATTAAGACAAAACAAATACACGTTATAAGAATGCTTTGCAAATGTGGTACATTAAACGAATACCATAGCAACAACCCATTAACAAAGAAATTAGCGTGTTACCTTGTTTGCCCATTTTGCAAACCAAAAAAACAACAAACCAATATAAAATGAATGAAGAACAATTTTGCGAATTTTTCACAAACTATTTTGGTGAAAGAATAACTAGCATCAATCAAGTAAGTGGATGGTTTAAAGGTGAAGAATTATTTGAGTTCGTTAACCAAGCTATAAACAAATCAAAAGAATTAA